GATTGCTACGACCGGCAACAGCGACGTGTTTGTCGTTGCTCCGGTATCGGGCGTTTTGTCGGCTGCGTGGTTCTCTGGCGTTGATGCGCTGGCTGCAAGTAATACGGACTACATTACGTTCTCTATCACCAATCTTGGTACGTCTGGGTCGGGCACCGCAGCCATGTTGGCGGCGACCGATGCTAACACCACCAAGTCAACGGGTGGCACCGCTTTGACTGCTAATGCTCGACGCGTATTGTCGCTGAACGGCACGGCAGCCAACTTGGTAGTGGCAGCTGGTGATCGTCTCCGTATCCGCGCTGCGGCAACGGGCACGCTTGCCAACACGGTCACGTTCCCGGTCTATTTGCTCAACTTCAGCGTCTCGTAATATGCCGAATATCTATCTTCGCCACCCCAAGCACGGGGAAAAGGTTGCGATTTCCTGGCTGGAAGCGAGGGAAGATATGGAGCACGGATGGGAAGAATTTGACCCATCCGATTGTGATGATTCAGAATCTCCGGCGTCGTCAGAAATGGCGGCGTCGGAGACTTCTGACCCTAATGCGTTGAGAACGCGCCGCCGCCGTAAGGAGTAGTTAATGGCCACCACCGCTGCAGATCAGATCAACGGTGCGCTGCGTCTGATCGGAATGTTGGCGGAAGGTGAAGTGCCTTCGGCCGCGACGTCGCAGGATGCCCTTACAGCGCTCAACCAAATGATTGATTCGTGGAACACGGAGCGTCTGTCCGTGTTCTCCACCATCGACCAGGTATACAACTGGCAACCCAACATTCGTACGATTACGATGGGCCCAACCGGCACGTTTGTGGCCGAGCGTCCTATCCTGATGGACGACGCTACCTATTTTCGTGACGCCTCGACCAACGTGTCGTACGGCATCAAACTGATTAACAACGAGCAATACAACAACATTGCCGTTAAGACCGTAACGTCCACGTATCCGCAGTTGATGTGGGTCAACATGACCTACCCCAACGTGGAGATTTACGTTTATCCAGTACCCACTAAAGTGCTGGAGTTCCACTTTGTGTCGGTGCGCCCGTTAACGACGCCAGCGGCGCTCGATACTGATCTGACGTTCCCGCCGGGTTACTTGCGCGCGTTTCGCTACAACTTGGCTTGCGAGCTCGCACCGGAGTTTGGTGTAGAGCCGTCGCCGCAAGTGCAGCGCATTGCGATGTACAGCAAGCGTAATTTGAAGCGCATTAACAACCCGGATGACGTGATGGCAATGCCAGCAGCGCTACTCGTCAACCGTCCGCGCTTTAACATCTTCACGGGCAACTTCTAATGAAGACGCCGATCCTCGGGTCGTCGTATGTCATCCGGTCGGTCAATGCTGCCGACAACCGGATGGTCAACCTTTACCCAGAGGTTATTCCCGAGGGGGGCAAGGAGCCTGCTTATCTGCAACGCTGCCCCGGCATGACATTAAAGGTCACGTTGGGAGAAGGGCCAATTCGCGGCCTGTATTCGTTGGGTAACTATCTCTACGTTGTTTCAGGTAACGAGTTCTATCGTTTAGACAGCACGTTTACGTTAGAGAACTTCCTGCAACTACAGGACGATTTTTTCATACTGTTAGAAGATGGCAGTAAGATTTTGCTTGAAGCAGGCAGCGTTACGTCAATTGGGTCTATTAGCGGCTCTGGCCCGGTATCTATGGCCGATAACGGCACGCAAATTTTTATCGCCGCTAACCCTGACGGATATATCTACAACACGGATACCGACATATTAGCGCAAATCACAGACCCGGATTTCCCCGGCGCAGTGACTGTTGGCTACCTTGATGGCTATTTTGTATTTAACGAACCAAACTCGCAGCGCGTTTGGGTGACGCAGCTGCTTGACGGTCTGTCGGTGGATCCGCTCGATTTCGCCAGCGCCGAAGGTTCACCGGACGGTTTGGTGTCGTTGATTATCGACCACCGCGAAGCATGGCTGTTTGGCACTAACAGCGTTGAAGTCTGGTATAACTCAGGCGATCCGCTCTTTCCACTGACGCGCATTCAAGGCGCGTACAACGAAGTTGGCTGCATTGCACCATACTCGGTAGCCAAGATGGATAACTCCGTTTTTTGGCTCGGCGCAGACGCTCGCGGTCAAGGCATCGTATACCGCGCGGAAGGGTATCAGGCGGTGCGCATTTCAACGCACGCCGTTGAGTTTGCAATTCAAGGCTACAGCAACCTTGTCGATGCGGTGGCGTACACGTACCAGCAGGATGGTCACACGTTTTATGTGCTGAACTTTACGGATGCTGATACGACATGGGTGTTTGACGCGGCTACGGGCGCTTGGCACGAACGGGCTGGTTTCCGTAACGGCGACTTTAAGCGCCACCGTGGCAACTGCCACGCACGGTTTAATGGCGTGCCGATTATTGGCGATTACGAAGATGGGCGCTTGTACCAGTTTGATTTAAGCGTGTACTCCGACGCTGGGGCTGTGCAGAAGTGGCTGCGCTCTTGGCGTGCGTTGCCGACGGGCGGCAACAACTTGACTCGCACCGCGCACCACGCGCTTCAGATTGATTGCGAAAGCGGCGTTGGTTTGAACGGTTACGGGTTCCAAGACGAACTGCTCATGGGCACTGAGTCGCTTGAGATAATGCAAACCGAAAGTGGGCAGAATATCCTGCTCGACTTTATACCTGTAGTCGGCGCTAACCCACAGTTGATGCTGCGTTGGTCAGACGACGGCGGCCACACTTGGAACGGCGAGCGCACCGCGTCCATGGGCAAGATTGGCGACTACGGCACTCGCGTCATCTTCCGTCGTCTTGGCATGACTACCAAACTGCGTGACCGCGTGTACGAGATTAGCGGCACCGATCCGGTCAAAGTTGCAATCATGGGCGCCGAGTTGCAGATTAGCGGTACGGCATCGTGACGCAAAACATTACGCAAATCCCTGCTCCGCGTGTGCCGTTTATTGACGAGCGCACCGGCCAGATTGCGCGTGAGTGGTTTCGTTTTCTTAACAACCAGTTTCAGTTGACGGGCGGTGGTACGACGCAGACCACCATCGCTGACCTTGAATTAACGCCTGCATTAGCGGCTAACGTCGAGGATGAGATGGCGGTCGTTAAGGGGCAACTAGACGATTTGCAAAAAGGGCCGCCTCGGTTTGAGCCGGGTCTTATCAACTACGGTTCGTTCTTTTCAACGCAAACTCAAGCGGCAACGGTCATCAACACGGCCTACGCCATCACGTACAACAATGCTGATCCGGCGTATGGCGTTTACCGTGACCCAGCCGATAACAGCAAAATTAAAGTTACGCGCCCCGCTATCTACAATGTCCAGTTTTCTATTCAGGTAGACAAGACTTCGGGCGGTACGGGGCGACTGTACATTTGGCCTGCTATCAACGGCACTGCCGTAGCCAACTCTGCGTCACTGATTCAGATTCAAGGCAACAACGCCGAAATCTTTTCTGCCGCTAACTTTTTCTTGCCGCTGTCTAACGGCGATTACTTTCAGTTGTATTTTTCCGTGGATGCGCTGGACGTGCAGTTGCAACAATTTGCCGCCGCCGCTCCAGTTCCGGCCATTCCTTCAATCATTTTGACTGTTATGCAGGTGTACGTATGACCGTTTACCTTTCAGCCTTCGCAGGAGCCGGGGCGCAGTTCTTTACCGACGACGGAACAGTCCTGTCGGGCGGAAAGATTTACACCTACGCTGCTGGCACCACAAACCCGCAAGCAACCTACACCGCTTCGGATGGCGGCACGGCCAACTCAAACCCCATCATCCTTGACTCTGGCGGACGGCTGCCCGAGGACATGTGGTTGACGCAAGGCTTGACCTACCGTTTTGTGTTAGCCGATTCGGATGACGTTCAGATTGGCGAGTACGACAACGTACCCGGCATCAATGACATCTCGGCTGGCAGCGTGGCATGGTCAAGCATCACGGGCACGCCAACAACGCTGGCTGGGTACGGCATTACAAATGGCATTACGGCAGCAACCGCTGCGGCGACCTATGCGCCGATTGCCTCGCCCACGTTCACCGGCACGCCGCTGATACCGGACAACGATACGGTCAGCGCCAACTATGCGGTCGGCTATCGAGAAGCCCCGCAAGTGTCTAAGACGGACAACTACACGTTGGTGTTAGCGGATCGTGGCAAGTCCATCCTGATGAATGGTACGTCCAAGACGCTCACCATCCCGGCTAACGCCTCGGTCGCGTTTCCGGTTGGTACGGTCATTATTGTAGTTAACGTCAACTCGTCGGCGCTGTCCATTTCTATTACGACCGACACACTGACTTTGGCGAACAGCACTACGACCGGCACGCGCACCTTAGCTCAGAACGGTTTGGCAACTTGCGTCAAGATTGGCAGCACTTCTTGGCTAATTAGCGGAGCGGGATTGTCCTAATGGGTGGGGCTACCTTAGCAGCAGCGATTGCAGGCACGACGGGGGGAGCCGGTGCTGGTGTATTCGACTTCTCGTCGGGGTCGGGTAGCGTCACTATTCCTGCCAGCGCTACGGGCGTCACCATTGAAGTCTGGGGTGCTGGCGGTGGCGGCGGTTATGGCACGGTTACGAACATCTTTGGTGAGTTTGCTTATGAGCCGCAAGAAAATCCGGGCGGTGGAGGCGGTGGCGGCGCGTACGCTAAACGCGTGATTGTGCTGACCGCGCCGGATGCTGGCAAAACCATCCTCTACACCGTCGGCGCTGCAGGCAACGGCGGCTCCTTGGGTGACGCCGTAGGTGGCGCTGGCACCCAGTCTGTCGCCTACGCCGGCACTTATGCGCTAGACGAAATGATCGCCACTGGCGGCTTTGGCGGGTATGGCGGTATAGGCATATTCGGCAGCCAGCAAGGCGCTGGCGGCACGCAGACGGGCGGTACAGTGCCACCGTCAGTGAACGGCAACGGCGGAGCGGCCTTTACCCAAACCGGCGCCGCAGGCATTGTCGGCGATAACAGCCTTACGGCTGGTGCTGGCGGTAACGGTGGCGACGCGGTAGAGGGCGGCGATCCGGGCTTGGTCGGCACTAACGGTCGCGTCCGAATGGTATTTACCTTTTAGGTGACACATGGCAGTTAACGTAAAAGTCCTGATCCCGGCCAAGATCGCCGAGAACACGCAAACCACGCAGTACACCGCCACGAACGTGTCGACCATCATCGACAAATTCACGGCGACGAACTACAGCGCGTCGGCGGCTACTTTGTCGGTCAACTTGGTGACGCAGTTTGACGCGTCGGGCAACCAAAACTTGATCATTAAGAACAAGACCTTGCTGCCTTCGGAGACGTATACGTTCCCTGAGTTGGTCGGCCATGTGCTGGCGCCCGGCGGGTTTATCTCGACGATTGCGGGCACGGCGTCGGCTATCAACATCCGATCGTCGGGGCGCGAGGTGTCATGATCGTCCGCCGCGCTACGCTCGAGGATCTACCGGCGTATCTGCCGATGGGGCAGGCGTTCCATGACGCGAGCCCCATGCACCAGGTCATTCCGTTTGACCCGGAAGGCTTTAGCCAGTTCTACAAGTCGGCGCTGGAGAACCCACTCGCCGGCATGTGGATTACGGAAGTCGACGGGCGCCCGGTTGGCATCGCCGGCGCTCTGGCCTACCCCATGTACTTCAGCCCTTCGCACTTTGTCGCGCAGGAGCTGTGGTGGTGGCTCGCGCCCGAGGCCCGAGGGCATGGCGCTGGACAAGCAATGTATGATGCAATAGAAGCATGGGCAAATGAGCAAGGTGTGTCCGCCTTGTTCATGATTGCGTTAGAAGACGAACGGGCACCGCAGATGGAAAAGTTATACGCCCGCAAGGGGTTCCGTCCGATGGAACGCACGTTTTTCAAAGAGGTCGCATAAATGGCCATTAGTACCGCAGCCGCCGTTATCGGCAGTTCAGTTTTAGGCGCCGCCGGCAGCGCATACGCGTCGCGTAAGGCATCTAAAACGCAGGAAAAAGCTACCCGCGAAGCCGCCGACGTTCAGCGCGAGGCGCTGGCACGGCAGGAAGAGCTGTCGCGGCCGTTCCGCGAGACGGGCATCGAAGCGCAGAACGCGCTTGCTCGCATGGCCGGTATTGGCCCAGACACGGGGGCGCCCGACTACGGTGTGTTGGGGCGACCGTTCGGCGAAAATGAATTAGTCGTTGACCCCGGTTATGCGTTTCGATTGAAAGAAGGCATGCGCGACCTTGACCGCCGTTTGTCGGCAGGCGGGCGTATGTTCTCTGGCGGTGCGCTCAAGGCCGGTCAACAGTACGGTCAGGAGCTCGCGTCGCAGGAGTACCAGAACGCGTTTACTCGCGCGATGGAGCTGCGCATGCAGCGTGGCAACGCGCTGTCAGGTCTGTATGGCGGTGGCTTGCAAGCCGCTATGGGGTTTGGTCAAGACGTCGGGCAGTCTGCTGCCAACGTCGGTAACTTGGTCACGTCAGGTGGTGCGGCCCGCGCTTCGGGTTACGTTGGTCAGGCCAACGCGCTCAACCAAGCGCTCGGCACGGGCGCTAACTATTTGATGCAGCGGGATCTGCTTAACCGCATTTATCCGATGGGCGGTGGTGGGGGTACACCGTCTGGTGTTGGCGCGGAAGGCGTACCCTAAGCGAGGTTTGTCATGGCTATTGATCCGCGTATTGCTCTAGGTGTCCAGCCGGTACAGATTCAATCGCCGCTGGAAGTAGCGAATCAGATCGCAGGCTTACGCGCGGCTGAGCAGCGCAACGCGCTGGTGCAGATGCAGATGCGCGAAGCCGAACGATCGCTGTCCGAGCAAAACGCGTTGCGCCGTCGCATATCGACGCCGGACTTTTTTAAGCAGCCTAACGCGCTTGAATCGCTGACCAGTGAGTTTGGTCAAACAGGCGCTGAACTGTTTGAAGCGGTAAGTAAGGGCCGCAAAGCGGAAGCAGAAGCTAAAAAAACCGAACTGGATGCAGAGATTGCCGGCGCTAAAGCCATTGGCGATTACATTGGTGTTGCTAAGGATCAGCGCAGCTGGACGCAACTGTACAACGCGGCAAAAGACCGTGGCATTGATGTTAGCGGCATATCTGAAACGTACGACCCTTTGGTTGCTGAGACTCTGCGCGACAGCTCGCTAGGCTACGCAAAGTATCTTGAGAACTTGCGCGCTAATCGTACGCTTGCGGTGCAAGAAGGCCAGCTAAAACAAAGCCAACAACGCTTGGCGTTTGATAAAGACGTTGAGCAGTGGAAGCGCAACAACCCGGATTTTCAAATTGAAAAAACCGCGCAAGGCCTACTTGCTATCAACAAAAAAACTGGTGCAGTAAAGCCCATCATTTACAACGGTGAAGTTGTAACGGGCGCGGATAAGTCCGCCGACCCTCGCGTTGACGAGCAGAACACGGCGTTTAACGCCAAGCGCGTGCTGAACTCAGCGCAGCGTATTGCCAGTGTCATTCAGCGCAATCCAGATGCTATGTCTGCTGGCGCCCTTGAGGCTGCCGCGCGCGGGGTGCCTTTGATTGGTGAAGGCGCTGCGGCGATGATTCGATCTGAAGATCGCCAAGTCGTCGAGCAAAACTACGAAGGCATCATTGACGCGTTGCTCTTTATGGCCACAGGCGCCGCATACAACAAAGAGCAACGCGAAGCGACGATTAACGAAATTAAACCGTTGTTCACCGACAAACAAGCAGCGCTCGCCGACAAGCGCGGCAAGCTCGCTGAGTACATTGAAGCGGCCAAAATTAAATCGGGCCGCGCGTGGACACCGGAGCTAGATGCGGCGATGAACGTCGTGCTTGGCATGTACGGTACGCCGGACGCTGCAGCTGGCGGCGCGGTGCCTGCAGGCGTAGACCCGGCCGTATGGGCCGCAATGACACCGGATGAGAGGGCGTTATGGCAGCAGAAATGACGCTGGAGCAGAAGAAAGCCATAGCCCTAGCCAACGCGCGATTGCGCGCGCAAAAAACCGACGCCATGCCCAAAGGCCGTGGCAGCTGGTTGGCGGACATTGCTGCTGAAGTCGTCAACCCCAACATCGCACCGTTAGCAACTGCCGCAGGCGCTGGCTTTTTAGCCGGTGGCCCGATGGGCGCCGCTGTTGCCACAGGCGGTCTGTTGGCGAGCGACCTTGCCGTTGGCGGCGTCGTCAATCCGGTGCTGCAGGCGTTTGGCCAAGAGCCGATGCAGACGCCCTCCGAGGCGATCAATGCGCTTTACGGCCCGAACATCGTCGCGCCTGAAGCCACGACGTCCGGTCGCCGTGCCATGCGTACGATTGGCTCGTTTGTCGCTCCGACGCGCGGCACCATTGGTGCGGTCAATCAACTGTTGCCCGCCGTTACGTCGCCTGTCACCCGCAACGTCCTCACCGAATTGGCTGCCAAGCCTGGCGCTCAGACCGTTGCCGCCGTTGGTGCGGGCACGGCTGTTGGCGCGGGGCAAGAGGCGGGCGTTACTGATCCGTTTGCTCAGTTGGCGCTTGCCGCTGCTGGCGGCGTCGCGCCCAGCGCTGCAGCTATCCCGCTTAAGGCCGGCGTCCGTTCGCTGTACAACGTCGTCGAGCCCTTCACGCCGGGCGGCGCCGAGCGCGTCAAGGCCCGTGCGTACTTGGAAGCGTTCGACAACGATCCGAACAAGGTGCAGCAGGCGATCAATCTGCTCGAGCTTGGCACGCCGCCTGAGAAGGTAGCGACCGCCATGAACGCGTCGGGCTTCGCCGCGCTGCTAGGCACCGCGCGCAACGCCAACACCATCGTCAAAGACCTGTACTTGGCCCGCGACGCCGCGCTGCAACAAGGCCGTGCGAACGAGCTCGCCATCGCCAGCCGCAGCATCAATGCGCTGCGCGGCAACATCGACACCGCCGAAACCGCACGCGCCAACGCCCTGCTCGCGCAGGACGAACAGGCCGCCGCCGCTACACGCGTCGCCCAGCGAGAGCTGGCCGGCCGTCTGCCGCGCACAAGTCAACGCGACATTGGTCGCACCGTCACCGAGCGCCGCGCGCAAGAAGTTGAGCGTATCCAAAACGAAGTCGTGCGCCCGGCGTACCAAGAGGCGTTTGCTGCCGCGCCCGATCCGTTTAGTTTTGAAGGTGTCGAGGCCACCGCTCGCCAGCTGGCCGGCGAGACGGGCACTGCGCTCAACCCGCAGCAGGCGCCGTACACGTCCGACGTCATCTCGCTTTACAAGTCCAAGCTTGTCGAGCAGCCGCAAGCTGCCGATGGTATGGCGGGGCTGGGCGGCGAGCGTGCGATGGTTGAACCGGAGATTCGCCCGGCGATGGTCACGCTCGAAGAGGCCGACACGTTCATCAAGGCGCTGAACCAAGACTTGGCGGCGCTGTCGGGTAACACCGATCCGTCCGCTAACGCGACGCGTCGCAACTTGATGAAGCTTAAGGTCGCCGCCGAGCGCGCGATCGAAGAAGGCACCAGAGACACCAACGCGGCCGAGCTCTACAAGACGGCGCGTACCGCCCACCGCGAGCAAATCGTTGAGCGTTTCCGCACTGGCTGGGTGGCAAACTTGGAGCGCGAAGGCGCGACCGGCGTGCAGATCCTCGCACCAGAGCGCGTCGTCAAGACGATCCTCGAGGGCGAAGACAACGCGGTGCGCTTCTTGTCTGCCTTTGGCGAAGACCAACTCGCCAAGGATGCCGTGCGCAACGGCGTCGTTGACCGCTTCCGCCGCGAGGTCGTGCGCAACGATATTGTCGACCCGCGCCGAGCGGCAGACTTTATGCGCAAGTACGACGACGCGCTGCGTACGCTCGATGATGCTGGGCTCAACATATCGCAGGAGCTTGACTCGTTCAGCCAAGCGGCCGCGCGGCTTGAAACGACCGGCGAGGCTGCGACCGCACGCGCTGCTGCCGAGTTCGCGCCGCAACGCGATCAGCTGCGGGCGCTTGAGCGCCAGGCACGCGTTGCGGCCAACAAGGTCGGCGTGGATCCGCAGAAGTCCGCGCAAAACCTTGATCAGCTGCTGGCGACGTCGGAAGACATTGCCAACGTCGTGAACCAAGTCCGTCGTGACTTGGCCGACAAGCGACGGTTTACTTCGCTGGTGCGAGAAGGCGTGCGTGCTGGCGGCGGGGTCAAGGGCTTGGCCACGGAACAGGCCGGCAGCAAACTCCAAGTGTTCGACCAGCTCTTCACGTTTGCTAACTTCCTGCTCACTCGAGCGCAAGGACGCGTTGATGCGAAGTTGGCCGTCGACATTGCCAAGGAAATGCTCAGTTCTGACCCCGCCGCCAAGGCTCTCGCTGAGGCAATGGTGAAGGGTCAGCGCTCAAAAGTCGGCGAGATGCTGCAGCGCCCTGCCGTTCGCCCCGGTGCTGGCGCCGCCGTCAACGTCCTGGCGCCGGTCATTACTAATCAAAATGCCCTTCGGGAGTAACAGTGGATACCGGGCAAATGCTATTTAACATCATCATCGGTGTAGCAGCGTTTTTTGGTGGTTGGATTCTCAACAACATCAGCCGCACGATCGAGCGTCTCGACAAGGACGTTCGCAGCATGCCGCATACTTACGTTACGCAGTCGACGTACCAGCGCGACATAGACGACATTAAGAACATGCTGGGCAAAATCTTCGACAAGCTGGATACGAAGGTCGACAAATGAACGACGTAACCGATATTGAATTGTTGAAGGTGCAGATACAGGCTGAACTGCAGCGCCTAGAAGCACACAGCAGTGCCAAAGACGTAGCCGGCAAGGCTATCGGCAAAGACGGCCTTAAATACATTACGGCGATTGTAGTCATCGGTGTTCTGTCTAGCCTTGCGCTGGATAGCGACAAGATTGCTGCCGTGATGGGGCTGCTTGGTGCCTCGCTGACCGCTCTTATCTCTATGCTTGCCAGCATTGCAGGCACGGTGGAGAAGGAAGATAAGCCCGAGTTTGAGGTAATTAAGGAACTGATCGCCAAACTAGACCGGCTGGATCGCAAAGAGCAGCCGATGCGGGTGGACGTTGAGGGCGATCATGTCACCGTTACCAAGGGCGACGACGTAGTGAGGGCTTCCAAATGATGACAATGGTTAGCACATTCCTGTCGTTCCTTGCAGGCGGTTTGCCCAAGATTCTGCAAATCTTCCAAGACCGCCAAGACAAGAAGCATGAGTTAGCCCTTGTTGCCGCGCAGAAGGAGCGTGAACTAGCCCTTGCAGAACGCGGCTTTATCGCGCAAGCACGGGTTGAGGAAATCAAACTAGAGCAGGTGCAGACGCAGACGGCTGCCGAGGAGCGTCAGGCGCTGTATAGCCACGACGTTGAGATTGGCAAGGGCGCAAGCCAGTGGATGATCAATCTGCGCTCGTCGGTGCGTCCGGTCGTCACCTACATCTTTGTGCTGGAGCTGGTCATCATCAACATCGCGGGCATGTGGTACGCGTGGAACCAAAACGTACCGTTTGCAATCGCGCTGGAAAACGTGTTCAGCGACGATGAAATGGCAATCCTCGCCAGCATTATCGCTTTTCATTTTGGTGGGCGCGCTTTCAGTCAAAAATGAAAGTTAGCCCCGAGCTGATAAAGCTCCTAAAACATCATGAGGGCGTGAGGCTGCGCCCGTACCAATGCCCGGCTATGCTTTGGAGTATCGCCATAGGCCATGTGATCGACCCGTCTCACATCGCGGTGAAATATGCGGATCGGAAAAACCTACCGATACCCCCCGGCTGGGATCGCCAGCTCTCGATGGGAGAGGTGGACGCTATCCTTGCTCAAGACCTTAACCGCTTTGAGCGCGGCGTGGCCCGACTTTGCCCTGGTGCTACTAGTCATCAAGGGCAGTTCGACGCTTTGGTAAGTTTGGCCTTCAACATAGGCCTGGGTAATGTCCAGCGCAGCAGTGTCCGTATGCGCTACAACCGTGGCGACATCGAGGGCGCCGCCGACGCTTTTCTCATGTGGACGAAAGCGGCCGGGCGTGTGCTCCCCGGCCTTGTGAAGCGCCGCCAAGACGAGCGCGCGCTGTTTCTGAGCCAACTAGGCTAACCCCTCGAGCAGCTCGGCTCGCTCGCGTAAGTCGCGCAGCATGCTGTAGCGCTGGTGCATGCGGATCAGAAACGTCTTACGCGGCATCTTTTGCCGGCGCTCCTGCGCGATCAAATACTTAAGCTCTTGCTCGCTCATGTCGCGGATAGCGACGTTCAGCTCTTGCCAGTTCATGTTTTCAGTTCCTCCAATGCCACATCTGAAATGGCGCGCTTGTCGTGCAGCGCCGCCCATATCCGTTCATCTACAGTCGACGTCGTGAGCAGGATATAAACCCACACGTCATGCGCCTGGCCGCTGCGGTGCAGCCGGCCGACGGTCTGTTCGTACTCCTCGAGCGACCACGGCAGCGACAGGAACACCATGCGACAGCCGCCGTGCTGCAGATTGAGCCCATGCCCTGCAGACTTAGGATGGATCAATAACAGCT